CCTTTTCTTCTCCTATAATTAATTTATGGAATTTACAACCCCAACTTTTTAATTGTTTAGTAGTAAATTCTCTATAATCGATTTTAGATGAATTACCTCTAGCAGTCCAATAAGTAATGTGCCATCCCTCATCAAATAATCTGTTTATTTTACTTATATTTTTATAATCAGGTTCAGCTAAATCATATCTCCTTACATCTGAATAAAAACATATAGTTTCATCAATATCAATATAAGCCTTTTTTTGTTTATCAGAAAATCTTTTAGCTACTTTAAATTCTTGCATTTACCAAATTTTAATTTTACATCTTAATATATCCCAAAACATCATCCAATCTGCAATTTTGGCTTTTATAGGATCATGAAAGGCAGCAGGTTCATTTTTTTCAAATAAATAATGTCCTGTCCAAGCAAATGGGTAAATGATAAAAGGTATAATAGGTATTAAATACCATAACCAATAATAAAAAATTAAATAAGTACTTATTAAAGTAACCCATTGACCTAAAAAATGTAACCTAATACAATTTTTGTTTTGATGAAGATTTAAATACATTTTATAATAATCCTTCATAAAATTTATTTTGTTTTTCTTGTTTCTCTATAGTTTTATGGTGATATAAAGCTAAATCTTCCATAGGAGGTAGAGCAGCAAATCTTTTATGTCCCTCTAATACTTCATGTACTTTATTTTTCCATTTAATTTCTGGTTTATTTTTCCAAATACGCCATTGATAATCTGGCCAATTAACCCATTTTCTCTCATTTAATTTCCAACCCCACTTTTGTACATGTTCATCTAAAATACCTTTTACTGTATTTACTCTAGGAACTAAATAAACCTCACTTGATGGATTAGATTCTATTATCTTAGGAAGGTTTCTAATTAATAATCTATTAGGCACTTCATCAGCATCAATTTGAAATATGTAATCACCAGAACACATTTCTGATAATTGGTTTTTCCAATCTGCGAAATGATGTTTAAAAGTTGCTGCCACATATTTGGTATTAGGTTCATCTTTTAATTCTAAAATACGATTCCATACCTCAGCAGTACCTTTGCCTTTATCAAATAAAACTACTATTTCATCCTCAGGTCTTCTATTGTCTAATAAAAAATTAAGTAAAATTGTAATTTCTTTTAATTCATTACAAACGGTAATAGCATAACTTATTTTCATATAATATTAAGGTAATAATCCAATATACGAAAGAGCATCCATAAAGTCACGTTCTTTAAAATGTTTTACTGTACTCATATCCGTTTTATATTCACCATCCTCATTTTTTACAGCCTCAACAGCTGCCCATTTCCATTCATCTTTATTCGTCCCATCAGCAAAAACCATACCTTTTTCTTTAACATTAATTGTATTAGGTAACCAAATTAATTCAGTATTAGGGTCTTCCCAAGCTAAATCCTTATACAATTCAGGTAAAATTTCCCATTGTTCATTAAAAAATTGAGATCCTTTTTTCATTAAACTGTTAGTCCAAAACCCACAGGACATACTATAATAGTTAGTTATGTCTTTATTAACCTCAACTTTATAACATAAATCACCTCCTGATTTAGGACAATTTATTATTTCATCGTGTTGCATATTATTTTAATTTTTCTAATTTAGGTAATTCTAATTTAGGCATTTGGAGTTGTACCTGTTCTGCAAATTCAGGAAGGTTATCTTCCAAAATTGTACCTACTAAATCTCTCATATTTTCCCAACTAAAATTACTTTTAGCAAAATGTTTTTGTTTTCTTGCTCTTTCTAAAAACTTTTTATAATGTTTATATAAATTCTTTAAAGTTGTTCCTACATGTGGTTCACTTACTTTAAACCATTTTGCTTCTTTAATTAACCAAGCATTAGCAGCCGATTTATGTACAGGTTCTAATGTACCAGGTAATAATGAAGTATATTCAGGATTTAGAAAATCCATATGACCTGACCAACCAGATGCCATAATTGGTTTTCCTGTCAGCCCAAATTCTAATAATGGTCTTCCAAATCCTTCTCCTTTGGTTAAACTTAACATAGCTTTAACTTTAGGATGGTTATATAATTCATTCATTTCCTGATCACTAAATTCCCCAGATAATAAATAAACATTAGGTAAATTTGAAGATTTTACACTTTTTCTAATTTCCTTAATTTTATTTAATATTTGGTCCCTACTAATATAAGAGGAAACTCCTGTAGATGCCTTTAATATTAATGCAGGTTTAGGTCCCCTTTTATCTTTAAAAGTTTCATAGAATGATTTTACTAATAATCCTACATTTTTTCTATCATGACCTAAATCACCATTCATCCAATGACCTACAAATAAGAAACAAAATTGCTCATCTATTTCTTTTAAGTTAATATTTTTAATTTCACTAGATTTTAAGGTTTTATAAATATCTAAATTTACACCTTCAAATACTGTTTTAATAGGTTTAGTTAATTTAATTTGCCCCATTACTTGTTGTGTTTGAGGATTTTTCTTTTCATAAACCATATTTTCAAAATTTACCTTAGAAAAATCAGAAGATACTAAATTTAAATCCATTCTATTCATTCCCTCAACCCACTCAGGTTTACAAGCTGTTGCTTCAATACCAGCTGTTAAACCAATATTGTATTTTCCAACAGGTTGGAATTCATTAGGAATAGTTATTTGCATCCATATATCAGGTTTTTGTTGTTGCCAATTAGGTTTAGCTAAGTGTCCTAATAAAAAATTCCATTCTGGATTTTGGTTACAAAAACCCCAAGATGTTTCTCCCCATCTTTGAGATAATAATTCAACTTTATATTTATCTAAATCAATAATAGCTTTAACTATATCTCTTGCTCTTGCTCCATATCCTGAGTAAGTGTCAAATGGACATGATATTACAAATCTTGGTTTGCTCATTAATATATTATTTTATGGTTTAAAAATTTTCCTTTATACTCATTAGCATTTACTATTTCATATTTTTCTTTACCTTTAAAAATAGTAAATAATTCATCTACAGCATTAATAACTCTTTGTGCTTGATGTTTTGAAGTAAATCCTGCTTCATCTCCTACAGCCCAATCTCTACCTAATTTACCTCTTCTTTTTAATTCCTTTCTACCTAACTTATACACTTCTTTTATCCTTTCAGCTGCATCCTCCCAAGTGCATCTATCATCAAAGATGTAAGGTGTTGGAGGAGAACCTTGGATTGATCTACTAGTAGGGTAAACAGGAAATGCCCATTCTCCATGTTTTTTAAAAGTACCTCTATGATTTGAAGGTATATCTTTACAAGGTGTAAACCAATTGCCTTCATTATCAATAAATCTCATTTGATCCTGCATACCACCTGTAACATTAGCTATTATAGGGGTACCAGCTAAAATGGATTCAGTATTAGCTAACCCCCAACCTTCATTAGAAGTTAATAATATAGTACAATCAGCCATATTATAGAAGAAATTCAGTTGTTTTTCTGTTAACTTTTGATCTATCAAATATATTTGATCATGATACTTTTCACCTAACAAATATTCTATTACTTGAGGTAAATCAGTTCCAGGGTCTGTTACTTTCTCTGTTTTAAGAATAAAAGCACACTTTTTAGCTTTATCTTCAGGTAATGAATCTAAAAATGCTCTAAATGCTAATAAAGTATCAGGAATTTGTTTTCTCCTAATGTTCCTTGAATTAAAATAAAGTGTAAAATCATATTCTTTACCTTTAAATACAGCATTTTTAAATTCTTGTAATTCGATATCTGAATCATCTATAGGTTTGTATGCATTAATATCTTTACCATGAGGAACATATTTAAATAGTCTTCTAGAATTATCACATTCTTCTAAAACTAATTTATTAATATTAACCGTTTGTTTTGATATACCCATTAATAAATCACAAGCTTCATAATAAGGTTTATTATACATTGGAGCTGGGTAATCATCCCAAATGTTTAGATATATTATTGGGATATTCTTCCTAATTTCCTGTTCCATATTCCAAATATGCATAAAGTATCTAGGATCAGTAAATAAAAACATAGCATCCGGTTTTTCTATCTGTAATATTTGTCTAATAGTATTGGGATCACCATAACCATTAGTAGGATAAAGCATAACAGAAGCATCACTTATTCCAGCCATTTTATTAGTATCAGCACTAATATCTAATTTTTTTCCTACCTCTGGATGTTTAATCGCTCCAGCCATTTGAACCCAATTAAAATGTTGAGCAGTATGTATTACTATTTCCTTAGCTACTGTAGCCACACCAGAGTGAACTCTAATGTCATCACATATTAAAAGTATTTTTTTTCTTTTACTAGGTGGTAAATATTTAAATTGTTCTTTGTTCATTGATTATAATTCGAGGTTTGTTTGATTGGTTATTTGTTTACGAAAATCATCATCTGTAAGATACAAAAACAAAGCACGGTCTGCAAGTTTTTGAAATGAAAATTTTCTTTTTACACATTCAATCTTAAAATTCTCGAATAAATCGCTTTTAACTTTGACACTAGTTAGTGTCATTGGTTTTTTATTTGTCATAATCTTAATTTATTAAAACGTTTATTATACATATATAAGTATTTATAAAAGTCGCTCTTTTATTCACAGTACCCACAAGTACAGGGGTAATTTTGTTCCTTAATTTTTCCTTGGGAATTAAACACGTGAGACATAAAATCATTTACGTATTTGTTAGCCCTATTTAACTTTATTTTACCACTTGGGGGTGAAAATTCTTGTATCCTTGTTTGTGCCCAGTCACAATTTTCATATAATTTTCTTTTAACTATAAAAAATTTAATATCTATTTTATCTAGAGGTATATTATATAATTCAGAAAAATATTTTTTATATAAAATAAGTTGAAATTGCTTATCTTCATTTTTTTTCATTTTATCATGCCATCCTCTAGTACTTGTTTTAATATCAATTATTGTAAAAGTATCACTGCGTTCATGATATAAAACAACATCTAACATTCCTTTAAACAGTAAATTATTTAACATTTTATTAGGGGTATTAATAATAGGCAATTCAATACCTACTAGATAAGTACCTCTTTTTGAGAAATAACCACCTACCTTTTTCTTAAAAAACCTTAGTATTTCAACTCCATCTTCAAAAAATTCCCTCATTTCAACTGCATCCGAAAAATGAACTTCATTATTTTGTTTGTATTGTTTTTGATAAGACTCAATAAATACCTCTTGAAATCTGTCTATTAATTCTAATCTATTAGCAGCTGCCTTAGATTGTTCATAAAATACAGTTAAATATTCCTGAATTACCTCATGGATAGCAATACCAAAAACTAAATATATAGAAACATCTCTTTGACTAATCTTATCCTTATAATGCAATGCCCATTTTCTTTGACATTGTTTGAACATAGATATCTGAGAATATGATATATTCTTTTGGTATGAGTAATCAATCTCATGGGGTGGATTCTTTTGAATCTCCCTAACTATTTTAGGTAATTTTTTAGCCAAAATTTATTTTTTCCATTTATTACGCCCAACTAACATCCCAATTATTCCATAATTAGCAATGTCAATAAACGTATCTTCCATACCTTCTCCTTTAACATAATTTCTATTATGTACTAGAAGGTTTTTTAATCTTGAAATTTTATCAGTAAGTCTGATAGCTAAGCCAGTTAATGAAAATTTTTTATCATCACTACTATTTAAGATATCACCTCCAAGGGCTATATTATTTAAACCATAATCCATATGTTTAGCGGCAAACATTTCATACATTTCCATCCCAATTCTTTTATATTCTTCAGCTAACTCGGGATATTCAGTTTCAAATATTTCAACTACTCCTAAACCATCAATCGTAGTTTCTTTCTTTTCATCAGTCATTAATTCATATGCTTTTTTACTATCCATTTACTTGTGATTTAACATTAAAATATTTTTCTAATATTTCTAACCTTTCATCTGCTGATGCTAATAATTTTAGAGCTTCATTACAGTTATCCCAATAGTCTTTAGTTGAATGATCACCAATACCTGCTGGGTGGTTAGTTAATAATTTAACACTTGCTAATGCTTTAGCTTTGTCAGCCTCAGCTTCTTTTTTTAAAAATTCGTATACTTCTTTATTCATAATTTTAATTTAACGGTTATCTATATATACTATTACTTCAGTGTAATAATTTAAAAAATCTTCAGTAAATATATACTCATTAGATATTTCAAACATATCAGTAGAATACAATTTTACTTTAGGAAACAATCTAAGATATGTATCTCTAAAAATTCTAAATTCTTCCTTATGATCTTTTAAATGCCATTCACCTACTATTTTTCTAACGTTTTCTTTTATCCACCAAAAATTGTTATCATTAAAAATATTATATTCTCCACCTTCACAATCAGTTTTTAAAAAATCAATTTTATCCACATTAGCATTTTTAACAATATCCATAAAGGTTAAGGTTGGGAATGTACCTATGTTTGATTTAATTTCACCCTCCTTTAAGTCATAAGCCTTTAAAACTTCTTTTCCACTAGTACTACCTACACCAACTTTAAAAATTTCACAATTTAATTTAGTTGTTTGACAATTATCTACAAGAGTAGATATTATAGTATTACTAGGTTCTATACAAATTACTTTTGATGGGTTTTGATTTTTAATTTGGAATACAAAAGGACCTATACTTGCTCCAAAATCAAATACAATATCTCCCTCCTCTACTTCAAAATCAATTTGGTATTGTCCATTTTTATAGGTTGTATATTCCTTTATAATTACATCTTTAAACCAACCACTACTAGCACCCCATTTAAAACCCTTAAATAAATTATTGTTTTCTTTCATTTTAATAATTTACTAATTTCTTTATTGTCATACCCCATACTGGTTAATATACTAAGAATAATATCATCTTCCAAAATATTTAAATAATCCTTCACTTCAGATTTTGAACACTCCCAATGGTTAGATAGAGATAATAATAACTCATTATTATGTTGCTTAACATTAGACTTAATATATTTATTCCATTTTGTGTTTTTTGGTATAAATTCTTTATAAATACTATAAATTGCTCTTTTTTCCTGTGGAGGATATTCTTGTACATAATTGGCTACTTCAATAAAATCTGGGTTCATAGAAATAAATCTATGTATCATATAACTATTCCATACCTCCCAATCTTTATCTGTAAAATTTTCGACTGGTGATTTAATATAATTGATTTGTTTAAGCCAATCAAATATATTCTTCATTAGGCAATTTCTTCCTCTAGTTCCTCTCTTAAATCAGCAGGAACTGATCCTTTTAATATCTTGCCTGTTTTAGGATCAAAAAATACTGGTATTGGTAATAAGGCATCTTCGTCTGTTCCAGTAATAAATTTAGATACTGTTCTTAAAATTACACCTTGTTGAAATACACTTCCACCTTTTGAATTTTTAATACCAGTAGTATTTTTTAAATCAATAGGAGGACCTGCTGGGTTTTGAATTGGTTGTTCCATAATTATTTATTATTTATTAAATTTTGAATTAAACTCATTGTATTTATTTCCTTATCTATTCGGAAATTTGCTTTATATTGATGGTCATTAACTAAAATAGCTACTGTACCTTCCTTACCAGGCAAATAAATGCTTGCATTTTCGAATAACGATTTGAATAATTCTTCAAAGTCATCAACATTAGCATTTGCAATTATTTGTCTAATTTCTTTAAATTTAGGTTGTGGATCCTTTAATTTATTTATTACTTCATCTATATAATTAGATGATACTAGTACTGATTGGTCTAATTTTAATGTATTATTTTGTGTAGATAACTGTATAGTATTAATACATTTACGTAAATCCGGATAATATTGATTAACTAAAGGTACCAGATCATTTACCTCGTGTGTAATTGATTCTTCATTACAAATCCAAGATAAGTGTTTAGCAACATCTTTTTTAGTAGGGGGTACAATTTTAAGTACTTGACACCTAGACTGTAAAGGATCAATAATACGTTCTACATAATTACAAGTTAAAATAAAACGAGTAGTACGTGAAAATGTTTCTATTATGTTTCGGAGCGATGCTTGCGCTTGAATCGTGAGAAAATCCGCCTCGTCCAAGATAACAACCTTGATGGACTTAAATGATGCAACAGATGCGAAACCAGAGACTTTATCCCTAATAGTTTCGATCCCACGCTCGTCAGAAGCGTTAATATAAATGTGATCACAATCTAAATTTTTAACAATTAATTTGGCTAAAGTAGTTTTACCAGTACCAGCTGGTCCGTAAAATATTAAATTTTGTATGTCATTCTGTTCTAAATAACTGGATATCGATTTTTTGATATTTTCATTACCAACATAATTCTCTAGTTTAATAGGTCTATACTTTTCTACTAATAAACTATTCTCCGAATTCGCCATATATTGAATATTTTTTTTCTGGTTCTGGTATCACTTCTGTTTCTTTTGAATCAATAGCATATAAATTACTTTTAAGAGGTTCCAATCTGTAATGACCTTTAAATCCGGTTTTAATCATATAAGCTTCTAATGTATCAGTTAATGATTTATGAACAGGTCCATCTGGTTCATTTGCAACTAATCTCCACTTATCTCCAGGTGGAACTCTACGAGCAATTAATATGTTTTTTTCTTCAATTTTTGTCGCCATAATATACGAAATTATTTTACATCATCCCCATCATTGATGGATCCATTTGTGGTTGATTTTTATTATTGTCTTCTTCTAATTCATTTACTACAGTACATTCTGTTAATAAAACTGTACCAGCAACTGATGCTGCGTTTTCTAGTGCTAATCTAACTACTTTAGTTGGATCAATAATACCAGCTTTTTTCATATCAGTTATCTTATTAGTTTTTATATTATAACCCGCCCAAGCATCATCACCAGAATTGATTAATTGATCAGCTAATATCTGTCCTTTAACTTCATCATAACCAGCATTTACTAGAATTTGATTAAATGGTTTTGCACAAGTTGCCTTTACAATTTGCGCCCCAGTTGTTTTTGCTTCTATACCAGAAGAGGCATATAGTAAAGCTGTTCCACCTCCAGGTACAATACCTTCTTCAATTGCAGCTTTAGTGGCATGAAGAGCATCATCAACTCTATCTTTCTTTTCCTTCATTTCAGTTTCAGTATTTCCTCCTACATGAATAATAGCTACTCCACCTACAAATTTAGCTAATCTTTCTTGTAATTTTTCTACTTCAAATGGAGTTTCTGCTTTATCTATTTGGTTTTGAAGTTCTTCTATTCTCTTTTCAATAACTTCAACTTCACCTTTTCCATCTACTATAGTTGTTTTTTCCTTTTCTACAGTAATAGTTCTAGCTTCTCCAAACCAATCCCAACTGAACTTATCAAGCTTCATTCCTTTTTGCTTATCAAATACTTTACCACCAGTTGTAATAGCTATATCCTCTAAAACTAATTTTCTTCTATCACCAAAATCAGGGGCTTTAACGGCACATACTTTCATTGTACCTCTCATTTTATTAACAATAAGAGTAGCAAGTGCTTCATTATCAATATCTTCAGCAATAATTAATAACGATCTTGCTTGTGCTGATACAGCTTCTAAAACAGGTAATAATTCTTTAACCTGAGTTAGTTTTTGGTCAGCAATAAGAACGAGGGGATTTTCTAAAGTAGAAGTCATATTACTATTATTAGTAACAAAATATGGTGATTTATACCCTCTCTCAAACTGTAACCCTTCAACAGTCTCTAAATACGTTTCACCTGTACGAGATTCTTCTATATGAACAACCCCCTCCATTCCGACTTTGTCTATTGCTGTTGCAATCAATTTACCAACCTCTTTGTCATTGTTTGAGGAAATTGTTGCAATTTGTTCTAGTTGTTTTTCACCTGAAATATCTTCAGATATTTGTTTTTTTAGATTTTTCACTACCTCACTTACAGTTGCATCTATATCTCTTTTAATTTGAACTGCATTTTCATTATTATTCAAAGCATTTAATCCTGCTTTTATCATATTACTTGCTAATAATGTAGAAGTAGTAGTACCATCACCAGCTTTTTCAGCTGTTTTAATAGCAGCTTGTTTAACTAATTGTACTCCTAGTTCCTGGTTAGGATCTTTTAATGTTATAGATTTAGCCACTGTTACTCCATCTTTAGTTGATTGAGGAACTCCTTGATCATTTGCTATAACAACATTTCTACCATTAGGTCCTAAAGTTGATACTACAGCATTTGCTAGTGTATCAATACCTTTTACTAAATTTTTTCTGGCTGATGAGCCAAATTCTACTTTTTTATTCATTAGATATGTTATTTATTTGTTCAAATTCTTCTTTAGTTACTTCTGTCTCTGCTATTACTTCTTCAATAGCTGTTTTACTATTAACTTTAGCTAGTACCTGGTTTTCAGGTCCAACATAGTATTCTTCTCCATCATAAGGTAATTTAGTAAAGCCCATAGTTGGTAGTACTACTTTATCTCCTACTTTTAAAACTGTAGGGATAAATTCTCCACTAATAGTAGGTTTACCAGGTCCAACTGCTACAACCTCACCAAATTCATTTTTTTCTTTACCTAAATCAGGTACAATAATATTTCCGTAAGTAGTCTCTTCTGACTCAAACGGTTTAACGATAACTGCGTCAAATAGTGCTTCTAATTCCATCTGTGTATTCTTTTATGTTATTTCTTATATTTTTAAATTGTGTTAAAAATTCATTTAAATCTAATTTCTTTTTAATGTGTAATTGTTCATCACTAATCCACCTTAATGCTTGATCAAATCTAGCATGGTAAGAAATTGATTTTGAATAAGTTTTACTTTTACCCTTAGACCTAAAATGGTCTTTATCGGATTCAACTTTTACATTAACAGTATAACAATGATCATCCTTAGTAATAAAATAAGGATCTAAAATAGGATCTGTAATTGTTGTTATTGATTTTGCTTTTCTAGCCATATAACTTTTTTATTTGTTGTACCATCAATATACGTAAAAAACATTGCTAGGACACGTTTTTTTTGTAAAACTATTACTTAATTTTAATAGACTTTGGTTTAGCCTCTTCAGCTAATGGTATAAAAATTTCTAATAAACCATTTGCTAAAGTAGCATCAATATTACCTAAATCAAATTTAGGAGCTATTTTATACCTTAAATCAAATGATTTTTTAGATAAACCATTATGAATAATTCCTGGATGGAGTTCTTCTTTTTCTGGTTTACTATAACTTATTTTTAAAATATCCCCTTCAATATCTAAGACTACGTCTTTTTTAGTAAGACCAGTACAAGCTACTTCAAAATGAAGTCCTGCATCGTCAAAGAAAATATTAAGTGGATGTGGTTGTTTGAAATTTCCAACAGGTTGAAATGTGCTGTCAGATTTAAAGTGATTCCTAAAAAGGATGTCGAAAGGACTTATATGCCTTTCAAAGATTTCTAATGTACTCATATCATTTTATTTTATGGGGCCGAAGCTCCCGGTTAATTAATTTAAAACATAACACGTGCCCTAGCTACAATGTTTTGTTTATTATACATATGTGAACTATTCGTTTCTCGCAACAAAGTATTCACTTTTTATATCCTCAGAGTTAAAATTTAATTTTAACATTCCGATTTTTGATAATTTTAAAGTGCCATTTTCTTGATCTTTATTGGCATTTAAAATATCTTTAAATATATCGGAATCAAATGGAACCGATATATCATTTTCTTTTACTTTACCATTCATTTGGTATGTAATTTTATTAGAAAACCCAGTACTATCACCAAATATGAATTCACAAACTAGATTTCCATCTATGTCAGTAGTTGAATTTATCAACATATTATTAACATCTGATAGTGCACTTTTTGCCTTAATTAAATGGTCAATATCCTCTTGAGATAAATCTAATTCAATATCAAACCCTTCTTCGGGATCATCATAATATGTGTTTTTACCTAATATTAAAGTATCAGCTAATGAATAGGTTAAATCAAAATTAGAATCAGCTATGTTTATTTTAGTATAAACCGCTTTCATTTTTTCTAATGATAAAACTAAATCTCCATTAGTAATAGATATTAATTTACTTAATTTATTAGTATCAAATACACCTAATTCTGAATCTTCTAGTGGAAAATTATTTAATTCTACTTTACATACTCTTCCTGCTTCACCAGCATAAACTGTAAGTGTATTGTCTTTAATCCTCCACTTAACCTGGTTGTTTAAGCCATTTATATAATATTTAGCAATTGTGCTTGTTAATAGGTTTTTACTAATCATAACGGTAATATACGTAATTTTTTTTAGATTTCAAAGGAACTTAATGCATTTATGTGGGGATTTAAATCTAATGACCATCCTAAATCACTAAAAAATCCTTCTAATTTATTTAATAATATTGATTCAAATACTTTTTGCCTGTCAGCATATATATCTAAAAAATCTTTTATTTTATCTGGCATATCATAATCTAAAAATGCTAAAGCTTCTATTTTATATGGGTTATCTTTTAAATAAATCCATTTAACCTTATCCGCCATTGTTATTTGATTATGTTTTTTATCTAAATTCCAGAACTTTAATAAATCATTATATCTAATAGCAGCTCTTACAGGTGCAGGAGCTCCCTTTTCTATATCAGAAAAAATTTCACCAGCACTTGCTTTTCTTCCTCTATATTTTTTTAATTTTTTAACAGCTGTAGGGTTACCTAGTTTACCAATAGGTATTTCTCCATTTAATATTTGTTTTTTAAATTTTTTTATTTGATCTAATATTTCTTTATGTGGTACTCCTTTAAGTACTTGTTGTAATATGTTATTAAAAAAATCTCCTAAAATAGGTGGGAAGTTAGCTTTCATAAACTCTAAACCCTTAATATCTAGTGTTTCTTTTTCTATACCCTCTTGTTTAGTAATCCATTGAGCATATCTTCTAGTAGCTCTAAAATAAGCAGAACGAATAACACATTCTGTTTTCATTTCCAATCTATGAGAAGAAACATTAAAGCAATCTTTAGCTAATTGATCATAATGTTCTGTAATTATATCTTGGTAAGCTAAAGCTACCTTTTCCAGTTTATTATCTTTCTCTTTATCTGGTAAGCTTTCAAAGTTAGGAAATAAATGCAAAAGTATAGGTTCAGCATTAAAATAGTTCGAATCCGTGTCCACATAAGCGCAGTAATTAGTATCTTCTTTATCACAAATAAACCAAGGTGTTTCTTCTAAATGTTTCATTTATAATCTTTATATGATTTTTCTTCTACTAAACCAGATTTAGTTAATAAATTTATTTCTTTTTTTACTTCGGAACGTCTATCATTAGTAACATATACTGATCTTGCTAGTTGTATAAATTCAGCATCAAATCTTTTTTCACGTTCACAATCTCTAATCCAATCTTCAATATCCCAAAGTTGGCCATTTATCTCGGCTAATTTAAGATACAAATTTTGTAGCTGGGATCCAAACTTTTCAAATAATTTTACACATAAAGGATTAAGAGTATAAAATTCCTTTTCAATATTAACTAATTTTTTCTTATCTTCAATTTTAAGCATTTTTAATTCCAAAATTGAGATTTTATCTAATAACTCTCCGTTTGATATTTCTATTTTCATATTATAAGCTTATTTTTTTATAAACTAATTTACTATTATAACCTGGTTCTTCCTTGCTAACTAATATCCATTTACTTTGGTCTTCCTTTAGTTTATGATAAACAAATGCTCCTTTTCCTACTATAGGATATTCTATAGTTAATTTCTCCCAATTAGTATCTGCTTTATTATCCTTCCATTCTACCCAAGTTCCTTTAAAATAATTATCATCTATTATAATAAGAGAATTAATTGGCATTTTATCTTCAATAGCGCAAAATTCTTCCCAACCATGTATAGCACAAGGAAATGGATCTTTTAAATTTAAATCCATAGAATCTAAATGAACAATATTAGGAATTATGTTTATGTTTTTTAAATATTCAACTGAATCTGATGTTGAATGAAAAACATTTTTTAATTTTAAATTCTCATACATAAGGGAGCTTTTATTAACTATATTATTATCAATATCAACTGAGTAAAAATTACCCCCTGTTTTTTCACACATTTTAGCTAGTAAAACACCTACACAACCATCATTCCAGTTTTGTGATGCCCCCGTTTCAATACAAGTTATAGTATCAAAATTAATATGATCCTTAATAGAAATAAAGAATTTTTCCAATTGGTTTAATCTTTGATTCATTCCATCATAAGTTACCCCAGGATTGAATGAACGATACCAATTAAATATTTCTTTTAAATCCATAAATCTAATTAAAATTTACCACTTTCTCCTGGTATTTGGATTATTCCTTTATCTTTAGTTCCATCTGATCTTAGTCTATCATTGTATTGTAATGATATATCATATGATACATTATTTATTTTAAATTTTCCTCCTTGTTTTAACATTTTCCTAAAAAAGGACTCTTGTTTTTCATCCCAGGATTCACTAATTAAAATTAATTCTTCTTTAGATATAGGAGCGTCATTAGCTAAAATATACATTCCTTTTCTTATTGATTGTTTTTTTAAAGCCATATTAATTAGTTTTTAAAGCTAAACAAGATACATTATTTTCAAAATCTAGTTTATACCCTTTGTTAGTTAAATAATTTTTAATATCTTCAAGTTCTTCAGTTAATAAATTTTCCCATTCAAAAATAATACAATTAGGTAAATTTTTTAAACTTTTAATTAAAATATGATCATAACCTTCAACATCTAAATGTAGCCAATCTATCTTATCATCAACTAATTTATTTATATTAATAGAAGGATAAATTGTAGGTTTGATTGGTTCTATTTCTTGTGCATCAGGTACTCTTTTTACAATTGAATTAGTATACCCTTTTCCTCCTTCCCAAAATGGAGTTGGTTTACCATCACTAGTAACTAATAAATTTAATAACTTTACATTTTTATATTTTGAATAGTTTTCTTTTAGTTCTTTAAATTGTTTATTAGATGCCTCTACTAAAGTAGCTTCTGTAAGATTAGAAATAACAGATGGAACCCATTCTCCAAATGCTCCATCATGAGTACCTATAGCTACTCCTTTTGGTTTAATTCCTTTTGAGTTTAAACTTAAAATATAATAATAAAACTTTTTATAAAGTTCAAATCCATATTCCTGAACACTCCAACTTTTTTCCCAAAGTAAAGTTTTATTAGCATCATAAACTAGAGCATTATATATTTCTGTGTTTGGATAATGAGCCCAAGAATCGGAATTAAGCTCTACCTCCCAAGTAACTTTTTTAGAAATAGGGTTTACTATTTTAAGAGTTAACGGAGTAGGAATATAAGATGGTATTTTCCCTATATTAACTTTTATGTCTTTATGTTTATACTCTATCGAAATCATCCTCTAGTCTAACAATATCATCTTCTCCAAAATAAGTTCCTGTTTGGACTTCAATAAAAATTACATCTTCAGAAGTTTCGTTCCAAGCTCTATGTTTGGCTCCTAATGGAATGTGTATTGATTCACCTGGGTATCTAAATACTTTGTCATCATCTAAAATTATAGTTAAATTACCTTTAACTACAATCCATTCTTCTCTTCGTTTATTATGGTATTGGTAAGATAATCTTTTACCAGGTTTAACTCTTATTCTTTTTACCTTAACATTCCATTCATCTAATAATATTTCATATTCACCCCAAGGTCTATTTTGTTCAGGGCTAGGTAGGTTATTCCACCAACTATCTACTATACTCATTTTACGTATCCACTTTTAATTTTTTTAATCATATCTCTAATTTGATCATTCCAAAGACTCCAAGTGTCTCTATCCTGTTCAAAATAAGCTTGTTCACATCTAGTTTTTGTTTCACTTTCAAAAACATTTAATAGGTTTAGTAATTGATCTTTTATCATAGTTCTAATTTTACTTCATTTTTAATTACTTTATTCATATGTTTATTAGCACATAAAGCTGATTCCTGGATAATACGGTGACCAGTTAATGTAATTGCTTCACTTAAAATAGATAAACTCATTCCATATCTAAATGAAGGTAAAGCTGTAGCACCATACAAACTGTTAAGCAAAATTTTCATTGTATATTGCATTAAGTAATAGTACTCACCTTTTTCTTTATCTCCAGCTTTATAAGCTAATTTCATTTTATTTTTATAATCTACTCTTTCATCAAACCATTTATTTAAAATAGTTGATAATGTTGATTCTTTTTTAGTATCAAAAATACTCCCATTTGCTGATATAGCTAGTCCATTTTGTTCTATCATAGCTACTAGTCTACCTACATTAACTTTAGTTTGTTGTCCTTTAGGATTTTCAACTAATAATTCTTCATCTTGATCACGTTCCTTTAAATCATTAAGACCTAATCTATTATTTCTATCATCAGCATCTACTATTCTTCCAACAAATGTTTCTTTACCTATATTTAAAGACATTATAATAGATGGATATAGTGAAGTTAAATCCTCATCAAACATATATTTATACAAACCTGCTTTAGGGCAAAATAAGTAACCACCAGCATAACCTTTTTTACTTTTAGGATTAGGATCTTTGGCTGGGGGAATTATATTTTGAGATAATAGATAAGCTGAAATTGCTCCGTCTTGTGTATTACTATTAGCATAAACTTCACTATAATTATGTTTGCCTTTATGTGATAAGTTTTTAGTTAAAGCAATATACTGTAATTTTTCGTCTAGTAATTTTAGTATCTCAACATCACGAAAGTTATATTGAATGAATTTTTGAATATCAGTTTCAAATAATTGATCTAAATTACCCTCATATTCTACTTTACCTATACCTGTATATTTTTCTCCTATTGCATCTAATTTCCAACTAGGTTCATCTTTCCAACTATACTTTTTATGTAATCTCATATAGTCTAGGGATTCAACTCCTACAATATCTACAAATTGATTACGTTTAAAGAAATATTGATTACCTTTTTTAGCATTTACTCTACTTATTGGTGATAATTCATTAGCAAATTCATCTCCTAATACATTGCACATTCTATAATATAAATAAGGTATATCAAAAAAATCACTATTATAACCAATTAAAATATCAGGATCAATTTCTCTAAAATGTTCTAAAAAGTTAGCAAGTAAACTTTGTTCTGTGTTACAAGGTATAATTTCTTTATTTTTAGCTTTAGTACGTTTTAATTCGTCTTTTTTATCTAAAACTAAAATTACCCATTTATCTGGGGTTTTGTCCCAGTAGGCAATAGATGTAATAGGCATAGGAGCTCTTTCTATATACTCCTCAGTTAAAGCTCCTCCAATTTCACACTCTATATCAAAAAATAATTCTCTATGACCTGTAGATGGTTTATCATCAATACCATATCTCTCAATAAGATATTTTTGATAAGGTTTCATATCATGGAAATGTAAATTAGGGGTGTTTTTATTCCATTCATAGGTCCTAATTAGATTTTCCCCATTAATTCCCTTATCTGTAGCCTTGTCTTTAGAACATTCTTTATATGCAGTGTTATACCATTCAAGTTCATCATAACCTGCTTCATCCCATAAATGAATTTTATATTTATTATTTCCTAACCTTGTGGCATAACATTTTTTATACATTCAATTATATAAATTTAGATAATTCATCTGATGTAAAGAATTGAAGTAAATTAGGTTTAAAATAATTAATTGACTTCATTACTTTTTTATCTCGTGTCCTATAAACAACATATCTATCTTCTACCTTCTCGTAGTGACATGGCTCAGCTTGTTCTTTAGAGCGGACGGTGACAGTTTCCATGGCTTCCTCTTCAGTGCTGCAAGACTTAGACATATTGCTTGCTTGTACTTCTTGATAGGCTGGCCATATCTTATCTTTAAGGCCATGTAACATAACCCCGTTCCCAAGGGAAACATAAGTAATATCACACAAAGCATCCAAAACTTCCACGATGTCTCCGTTTTCGCAAGCTTGTCTATATTCTTCCAATTCTTCAAGTACAAAGTCGTATACGAATTGCCATTCCTTCTTTTCTGGTATCGTTGGTTCATAATTGTTAGGTTTATTAAATGTACTGTTAAATTCTTCTACTTCATTAACAAAAGGTACATCTACATTATTTTTTTTAAATCCAAATGTTTTACTCATTATCTTTCATTTTTTTCCACCAAGATGTTTTGGCTCCACCTGGCATAGTTAGACCACCAATATAATGAGAATCTCTTAAATGCTCAACCTCCTTTAAGTAATCAGGTATAGCTTCTGAATCTTCTCTCTCCCATGGATATACTATCCATTGATCTCCTACTTCTTTAGCATAAATGCAATCTTTAAATTTTGAAGTAGGTTTATTATGTAACACAGCCCAATAAGCACCTGGTGCTTTACTTAAAGTATGTCCTGTATCATTAATATCATCCACAACTAAAGTATTCTTACCTGGATGTAAAACATAAGGTAATCCTAATTCATGTGAAATTAATACTGCTGGGATTAAACCTCCTCTCGGTAATCCCATTACTGAATCTATGTTTGGGTAATCCATAAAGATTTTATAACATAGCATTCTTACACATTCGTGTATTTCAGACCATTCTAAATAAACTTTATTACTCATTAAGATATATGAATTAAACTTGACCATGTTTCATGTGAAACATCGGGGCAAAACTTACTATTTGGATGTAGAATAACTGATATAGCATCATGTGAATGTAACGATTCTTGATGTGAACATATTACTCTAAAATCCTTTATTCTTTTATCTGCAATTAATTGCTCATATATTAATCTAGCAGCATCTTCTACAAATTTAAGATAAGAACCATTTAATTCAGCAAATGCCATTTCATCTTCTCTTTTTACTACTACTTGAGTTTCTGTATTGAGAGCTCTATCACACATTTCTTGTAATTCCTCTATCCAAACCATATCTTCAAATTCAATGGATATTCTAGCTACTGATCTTTGTGAATGTGATACTGTGGCTTTATTTCTATATTTTCTAGCATACTCAGCTAATTCATAAGAACAAGGACAAGCTGATGAATATACAAAATCAAAATGAATGTATTTTTTAAGTTCACCCTCTTTATTTAAATCACCTTCTAAAGTAACATTGTAATACTGGTAGCCCTCATTATCTGATCTTAGTGATTTTTTAATAATAGGGTAAGAAAATTTAAGTGCAATTTTAGAATCAAATGTATTTAATTTTTCCTTATAAGCATATAAAATATCTTTTAATTTATCTATACTAAAAGTATCATTTCTAAATTCATAAAAGGATCTCATAATACGAGACATATTAATACCTTTTTTATGTGCTTCTAAAGATACTGTACCCGTTACTTTAGTTTCTAATTCTATATCACCATTATCCCTTGTTGAATATTTTAGTGGTAATCTAAAATTATGGATTCCCACTTGTTGAATTTCAACGGGAGAACCTTGAATTAATGATGAAGGACCATTTTGCAAATCAGGAAAGGTTTCAATATCTTCCTTTGTAGCAATATAATCTGAATCATAATCCCTATTTGGTTCATTATATTTTATTGAATGTTCATTTGGTTCTGGTTCTTTGTAGGAATTTACATCTCCCACCCATTCATATTTTTTTTCGAATTTACTCATTTTCTAAATATTCTTTTAATTTATCTATTAATACTAATACTTCATCTGGTTCCATTGTTATTGCACAACAAACACCAACATTTTCCTCTATTTCCTCTAAAATTTCTAATGCTTCTTCTCTAGACACAACGCTCAGTATTAAATGCCATAATATGAGCTCTGCCCGTAAATCTCCAACCTCTATCCCTAGCAAAATTCATTACAGGTCCATAACTTTCAAATAAAGATTCCCTATCATCACCAGCAGGCATAACCCAAACTTTATCATCTGGTATATTACATTCTTTAAGGAAATCTTCTACTTCACTAACCATAGATAATTTATTATCTAATACAGGTTTAATATGATAATCATCATGATACTCAATAGACTGTTTTATAGCTTCTACATTGCATCTTTTCGAGTTATGTTTTTTAACCATCCTTTCGTCGACAATTGCTCCTTGAGGAGTAGTAGCACCAATAACGGGAATGCTATTACTGAACTTAGGAGAAATTGAAAGGAGATTAATAGGATAATCAGTGGGAAGGAAATGACTTCCTTCAGTTTCGATAGTAATAAAGATATTATTTTCATGAGCAAAATGAGTTAATTCATTTACTAGAGCAGGATGCATTGTAGGAGAACCTCCTGTTAACATCATCTCCTTTATATGAGGATGATCATTATACATGTCAATAATATCTTGGAAACAATAAGTACCTTTTTCTGGGTGAATACTTGTATACCAAGAATCACACCAACCCCCCTCTCCAAAATAACATCTATGTGTGCATCCTGATGTTCTAACAACAATTGTAGGATAACCTTGTCTTGATCCTTCTGATTGTACTGCGGTGTAAAGTTCTAACACCCCTAGAGTCTTTTGATAGTCCTCTATTCTTTTTAATTGTTTGTGCATATTGTTAATTTTTTAAAGTGGTTTTTCATTCACTAATAACCTTTTTATTCGCTATAATAAGCTGCATTTTTGCCGTGTTCCATAAACTTAACTTTAGTAACTCTAACTCTACCTTCAGTTTCAGTATCAACAAACTTATTAAGCTTATTATAAATATATTCAGCAAATTTCTCTGCGCCAGTAGCCGGTATTACTCTTACTTGAGCTACTCCAGCTGTGTCCATTTCCTTAAATGCATTAATATATGGATCATCCTCAGCAACTATTAGAGTATGATCAAACATATAATCCATCCATTCTTTAGGTGATTTACCATCAATTTTAGTTTTGGCTCTTTTCATACCACCAAAATCCCAAACCCAATTTCTTTCATCTAAACCTCCTTCAAAATAAACTTTAAATGAAATTCCATAACCGTGAATAAATCTACAGTGTGTTGTTTCTGCTTTCCATTGACGGAACACTGTACTAAATCCGTCAAATACTTTACTTGATTGAAATTTACCCATTATAAAAATTTAATATTTGTGCGTCTGGTTGGTTACCAACTAAACGTCTTAATTCTTGACCATTTTGGTCAACTAAAACTAAACTAGGAACACTTCTAACTCCATACTTCATAGACATTTCTCTATTTTGATCAATATCTATTTTTTTGTAATTAATTTGCCCCTTTAACTTTTCCATTCTCGGTGCTAGTGCCTTACAAGGACCACACCATGCTGCTGTAAAATATAAAATTGTATTCATAATTAAACTAATTCTTCTATTATACCTATTAACTCACTAAATATAAGAACCCCTACTGCAATAGGCACGGAATATAGTAAAAGTCCATAACCAGCTAATCTAAAGCCGGATTTAATAAAACTTACAATTTGATGCCATTTTTGATTTGGCATATATTCTAAATTTTCTCTATCTTTTTTAATACTGTTAAAATCTTTCATATTTTTATTTTTTATATCCATTCTTTAATTTCATTAAATACATATTCTGGTGTGATGCTAGTATGACATTCAAATTGTCTGGGTGTGTTTTTATGTTCAGGGCACCAATACCAATCACTAACATCAAAAACTTTATCTTTAGAATTCCAACAACCATGACAAACATTTTTATTAGTTATTCTTTTGTAATTATTTAAGTTTAAATCAAATTCATGCCAATCTTCTGTAAAATTAGCTATCATAGCAACTGGTTTATCTAATGCATGAGCAACCCAAGCAATACCCGAAGATAACCCAATATAAAACTCTGAATGCTCTATATAATTAATTACTTCAGATAAAGGTAAATTTAATTTTTTAACTGATTTTTTAGGTGTTCCATTAAAAAATGGACTCTTACCAAATAATTCATGTTGGTCTAAACAAACAGGAGTAATTCCTTCTTTTCTTAACATTCCACATAATTCTTTCCAATAAGGAGATTCTGGTTGTTTTCTAATTCCCTGTGGAGAGTTCCAATATTTTAATTGACTTGTTGACTGAATGCCAAAAGTAACATACTTACTTTTTATTGGTCTTTCTTTTTTAAATGAATCAATTTTAGGTCTTATATATCCTGGGTTTTCGAATCCTAATTGTTCAGCCATACCTTGTTGTAATGGGCTATGAAAATTATAATTAACATCTAATGATACATCAAAAGGTTGTGTTCTAGAATTAAGATAATTATCGTCTACAAATATAATATTTGGGTATGATTTAATAAATAAGTTATGAAAATATCTATTAGCAAAAAAATAAACATTGCAGTTATGTTTTTGTCTATATAATTCTAGATAAGGCATTAGAGCAATAGTATCTCCTAATGATTTAGATAATAAATTAATTAAATGGTCTTTTATTATCACTATTTTCCTCCGTTCTTTCTATAATCAATTATAAACCCAATAGCTACTAAAATATTTAAACCTAAACTAGCTAATATCTCATGTATATCTTGATACACATTTAAACTTAAATGAACATGCCCTATAATCCAAAACGGAATAGCCATTTGCTGACTATACCAAATTAAAGCAAATTCTAAAAATTTTTTCATAATTTTAATTTGTAGTCTCATAAGGATTCGAACCTTAACTAGCTGGACCAAAACCAGCTGTGCTACCGTTACACCATGAGACAATTGTATTATTTTGAATACTCAGATAATACTTTTGCTACTGAATCTCTTGCTACTTCCCAAGTAACAGGCCCCGTTTCATCAGCATATTCTACTGGGTCAGGTCTTCCTAATGCAATAAAAGCTTCAATTCTTTCTACTGATGAAGCTGATTTATAATCAGAATACCATTTCCAGGCGTTAGTTTCAGGTCTATAATAGTGTTTAATAGGCTTATAAGATGTGTTAGTTCTTGAATAAACTTCATCAAACTCTAATCCTAATTCCTCACATAATTCTTCTCCATCTTTTAAAATACCTAATTTATCAGTATCTAAATAAGGAGTAAAATAACCAACTCTATCAGCATCCCAATTACCAACTCTAAATGCATTGTCGTCTGCATCTCTAAATTCTTGTCTACAATCAGGATAAATAGCATGATCACCAGCGTGGATACCTAAACAAATATCAACATTTTCTTCTGTAGCATTTGCCTTAGATAAAGCTACTGCTTGAGTAATAGAAGCGAACATTTTATTTCTATTAGGTACTACTGTTTCTTTCATATTATCTTGCTCATAATGTCCTTCTGGAACATCATCTCCACCTTCTACTAAAGCGGAATTTAACAAATCAACTAAACCATCAAGTTTAATTTGTTTGTAAGTAATATTAAAGCCTTTACTTGCTAAATAATCTATAAGAGACTGTGCTCTTTCTAGTTCAACTCTATGCTTTTGACCATAATCAAAAGATAAAGCTGTAACTGAACTGTACTCAGATAACGCCCTGAGTAAAAGTGTGGAACTATCCATTCCGCCACTTAACGATACAACTGCATGATTATACATTGTTAACTAAATTTAAAAATGACCCAGTATGTTCTGGATAGGGCCTCAATCCATTTATTTTTCTAAACATAGAAGTATTATGTAAAATATCTTCATAGTTAATATCTGTAAATTTAACATCAAAATGATCATTCATATTTGCTTTAGGTTTTTCTGTTAATCCACTTTCATCATATTTAATGCCTTCTAAAGCAGCCATTACTGGGTTTGATGTATCAATAGATTCTATAAATTTAAAATCTCTATACCATCCAAATTCTTGAGGTACTGCACAACCTAATAAATGAATTCTATCATATACACCTAATCCTTCTTCTTGGATTAATTTACTAATAAATGTTAATCTACCTAATGCTTTACCTAAATCTTTATTTACATGAGGATATAAATCATTATACCAAGTAGCACCATAAGAAATAGCTATTTTTTTATAACCTAATTCTTTTAAATTTCTAAAACTCTTCCAAGCATCAACATAATCTTTTCCTTGAACTACAGCTACTCTAGTACAATTTTTAGGCATTTTAATTCCTCTCCAATATTTAGCATATACTTGAGTTTGAGTATAATCCATCCATTCATCTGGGACTATAAATTCATTAGGGCATAATTCATGTAACCAATACATTAATCTTTTCCAATCATACGCTTTTCCTAATTCATGTAGTGAATTATCCATAACAATATATCTTCCTGCTTTTTTAGCATCGAAAAAATATTTCTTATACTCTTCATCTTGATCTAAAAGATGGGGGAGACAATAGTCATAATCATTAAATTCTTGGGATGCTAATAAAAGACATCTAGGTACTTCGTGACTTACTTTCATATAACTAACGTTACGAAACTTGTTTATATTTTCCAAATAATTTTAAATAGTTCTAAATCTTCTTCTACCATTCCAAGCCATTCTTTTTCCTTGGCCCATGTATTTTTTAGATTCAGTTCTATCGTTAAACTCATTTCTTATTGAGTTTAACTGTGTGTTGCCGTTATCCTGGTTTTTCATTTTTTTGCCGGTCGCCCTCTGCGACTTTTTACATAAATTTTGTTATATTTTTCCTCAATTTGATAATACAAATCTAATATTGTACCTATACATATATCAATTTCTTGGTTTAATTCATCTCTTGATATACGAAAGTTTTTCATAAAATGTTTATACAAACTATCTAATTTATCCGCTTCATCTCGTTCATGATCCTCCCACAATCTTTTTCTTCTTGCGCCAAGTAATTTAGTTTTTTCTAAATACTTTTGAACATCAGGCATACACTCTTCATAAATTTCATTAAGCATATGTTCGCAAAGCCATGCCTGTAATTGATAGGGACCTTGGTCAAAATCCCCATTAAAAATCTTATCACGAAAATCCGCCTTATTGGGTAGTGGTTTGTTTTTTGATTCATACCATCTCCACCATCTAAACTGATTATAATTTAATTTTTGGAACTTAGTAAGCTCCTTTTCGATAAATTTTCTGCTTTGTGTTACATTAAACATTATAATCCTATCCAATTAAAAAAGTAATACAATGGAATATAGAATATAATAAAAAAACATACCCAAAGAATAAAAAATAAAATATCCGAATTTTTTCTCATAACATTAACAAGGGCAAAAAACCCATAAACTAAAATATAACATATAAAATACTAAAGCAATAAACAGAAATCCAGTAATTGCATCAATTTCTTGTTTAAATTTATTTCTAAACTTTTTAAACATAACTTTTATTTATTATTTTTTTCCCAATTTTCTCTAAAAGTAATAACTTGTTTTCCCATTGGACCTCCTTCTTCACCAGTAATATTTAATACACTCATTCCTTCACCTATATTCATTGGTAAACCTTTACTTTTTTTATCTAATAGAAAATTTATTAATTCAGTTCTCATAACCTTTATTTTTATTTACGTTGTAAATATACGAAATTATTCCCGGTTCTCCAAATTTTTATGTAGAAGTCTTTATAGGTAGTTGATTATAACTTGAAGGTATTGTATAAATCTTAGATAATTGTTCTGCCCATTCTAATTCCCATTTAAACATAGGTTTTTCATCATAATGCAAACCATAATATATATGATCCTGAAGGTCTTCATTCCATTTGTAATGTCCTCCTCTTTTTTTATCTCTACTATGAATGTTTTTTATTGATGCTTCTAAATTATTTTCCCAATAAATTCTTTCTATTTTAATATCATCAAATTCAAGTTCCAGAATTTTTTCAGATTCAAGAAGATATTGTTTATTACAAAAATTAATACAAGAAATAATGATATTTTTATTTCTTTTAATATCCTTAACTAAATTAGGGTACTTTAGATCTCCATCAAATTTTAATTGTTGGAACCAACCCGCAGTCCAATCATCATAAATTTTATATTTTAAATAAGGATGTTTTTTATAATGATTTATTAAAGTAGTTTTACCAGACCCAGGTAAACCTATAAGAAATGTAACCTTTTTCATATTTATTTATTCTTCTATTTCGTATTTTCTTTTTATTCTAGTAATTTCTTGGCTTAATCTATTCCATTCATCACTACCTTTAGGGTGTTTAGCTCTTTCAGTTACTATAGTAATTATATCACTTTTATCTATAACCCCATCTTTATTAAAATCAAATTCCTCATCATAATGGATTCCTTCATTACCATTTTGGCCAATAATATCCATTCTTTTTTCATCTTCCTCAGTGTATATAACTTCATGTTTTTTTTCTTCTACTTTTTCACCATACAAATTTTCTCTTCTTTTTGGAAAAGCTTGATTAAAAGCAAAATTAGCAGCTACAACTAAAGAAACTGCTAAGGGATCAAATACAAATATTATTACTAGTAAAAGAACATTAATAATTTTATCCATAGCAATACCAGTTAAACCTGATAAGTATTTTAGGGGTCCCAATTCACCAGCTACTTCTGTATTATTATCTAACTCTAGTATTTGTCGTTGGTATTTTCTTAAGGAATCAATAGCTACATCTCTTTTTATATTGACATTTTTCCGTTTATCTTCCTCAATTCCAAGTCTAGTTTGCGCAGCACGTAAATCAACTGTCGAAATTGTATTTCTAACACCTCCAGCCACAGTAGTATCTTTAACTTGAATTGAGACTGATCTTGCATTAGATAATGAAGTAATATTTTCTGATATTTGGTTAAGTTCATTTTCATATCTGGTTACATCTTGTTGGTAAAAGTCTACTTTTTGTTGAATAAATTTCTTTTCATTATCCACATAAGTTAATTGGTTAAATGTTTCTTGATAAGCAGCGGATAAAAACCCATAAATACCCATTGAGGTAATTATAATTAAAATAACTGTAGCAATTGTTAAATAAGTTCTTAATATTTTATTTATTGTACCCCAATATTGGTATAAAAGTGAAGCCGTGACTAATTTAGCTATTTCTAAAGAACCCGCCATTATAATAACTTCGGTACTTGCCCCTGCAAACAATTTACTTAGTCCAAATACGGAATAAAATGCTGCGGACCCAGACACAGAAAGTGCTGAAAACCCAATTAGAAAGGGTAACATTCCTTTTTTAATGTTTTTCAACATAATATTATTTTTTAATTAGTCGAAATCAACGTACGAAATCTCTACGTCTTCTCCACGTAATATTGCTTCAGCAATTGGAGGATAAATTCTTTTATAGGCATCAACTGATGCACCAATAAATCCATCTTTAGATTTTGTAACATTTTGTTGTTGAGTATCCCCAACTAAAAGACAACCCGAAGTATGTTCATCAGTATTACCTGTGTGGATTAAAATATATTCAAATCCAGGTACATCTTGTACATGTAACATACCTTTATGCATTGAACCATATTTTTTAACATATCTACCATGAAAACCACCTACTGTTCTTAATTTAATTTTATAAGTACCTGCTGGTATTCGGGTTTCATGCATTACTTTATCACGTCTTTTTTCGTCCTCTAATGTATAGGCCAAAAAATTTCTACCATCTGTTATATCAAATAAAAGACCATTAGTAGAATCTTTTTGAGAGCTAAACCTTAATACTTCTAATTTCATTCTAAATTATATTAATTATAAAAAAACCCGCACGTTAGTGCGGGTTATAAATATTAAACTACCTCCTTACTTTTTAAGAATGTGATACAATACAAAAGCACCAACTAAACCAAGTAGTCCTTCTGCGTTAAGTGATCCAAGAATAGCCATGATGTTGTCAACTACTGACACTTCAGGCCAAAAAGGTATTCCTGCTCCACCGAATAGCACTTCCAGTACTACCCCTAGAGCAATTACACTAACTCCAATTTGAGTCAGTTTGTTAGCCCACAAGCCAACTTTTTCTAAAATTTCCATAAAATTAGGGTTTTAGTTAAACAATACGATAACTAGCAACTAGTTTTCTTCGTTGTTTTTCTTACCGAAGATTTTGCCTACCTCAGCTATTCCGAATGAGCCGAGAGTAATGATTACAAATGAATTATAAATGTAATCTTGGATTACGAGTTCTTTTCCGTAAAATCCAGTAATAATATCTACCGCAGCAAATATTACCATAACAGCAAAGGATGCAAATCCTACTACTGATTTTTCGTTAATGTCGTTATTATCTTTAAACAAATCTTTAAATGCCATAATAATTCTATTTAAATTAACAAAACTATTTTGGAACCTTATTTATTATACATATTAGAATGCACTAGCTTCCTGTATTTCCTTAATATCTTCTAAAAGTTCTGTTAACTCTACAGGACATTCAAGGTCTAATCCAGCTTTATAAGTTTTTTCTATCCCGTTTTTCCAAATAATTATTGTAGGAGCCATTCTTACTCTGTGTTCCTTTTTATATTTTGGAGCTTTTGCAATATCTATGCGATAGTATTGAATATCTGACAATTTGTCCCAATCACTAAAAGCATTGGATTCATTGAATTTTGCCCAATATTCTAATACAATTATGGAAGATTCGTCATCCCCAAATGCACTAGAAGAATTTAATATTTTATCTAATTGATTATCATCAGCCCAATTTTGAGCTAAACTAGACATTGGTAGTGCTAGTAATAGGATAAGGATTAATTTCCTCATAATTAACGTCTTTGTTGTAATTCATATAGACGCTCATCAATCTTATCTAATTGCTCTCTCATCGCTTCAACGTCTTCTTGAGTATCCATTATTGTTTGACGTATTAATTCGTCTTTAAGATCATACTCAATTCTATCAATTACTGGTTCTGGAAGTTCTTTTGCTAAAGCTATATCAGCTTGTAATGTAAAATACATTAATGCTAATGAAACTGCTCCAGCTAATAACATCCCTATTGTTTTTAGGTCTAGTGTGACTTTAGTATCTTCGCCTATTTGCTTTGCCATTATCTAAAAGTATAATTAAGTCCAAAAGATGTTATAAACATTTTAGAATCCCACATTCTAGTGTATTCCGTATCAGCAAATATTCCTAATGATTTACTTATTTTCCATCCAAAATTAGCTCCTGCTTGATAATCCCACCATTGATCACCTTCTGCTGCATCAGCTAATCCATATTGATCCCAACTATCTCTAAATAAGTAAGATAATGGAACTCTACCATAATCATCTTTATCACCTCTTACATACTTGTGATAAGGTAAATATGCGGTTCCATATAAGTGTAACCAGAAGTTAGATTTATAATGGTAAAAATCAAATCCTACTACTGGGCTTACTAACCCAAATTCAGATGTATTACCTAAAACTTCTGCATTATATCTTGAAATTAATCTTTTATAAGGTCCATCTCTAAATTCTAAATCGGAAGAAGCAATTCTAACCCCGTTTGGATCCCACCAAAAATAACCTCCAATATTTTGTTCATTACCTGTTACAGGATTATATATTGTTGTAGTATAATATGCATCTTGGTAACCATATTCATAAGCTAATTCATACCAATAATTTTCTTGATTACCATCCGCATCTAAAGCACTAACCCAAATTTCATAAGGATTAACACCATAAACTCTTTCATGTGTTCTATAAGCAGCACCTGCCGAGAGTGCAAATTTCTTTCCAATTGGTAATCTAGCTCTTAAATCAGCCGAATTATAATTAAAATCATAAGCACCTTGAAATCTTGATTCTATTTTAGCAATGTGATATTTTCCTGTATGTCTTAAAAATAACCTCTGATTGTCCCATTCTTCTCCTCTACGTCTTTCTTTTTCAAAGTGGAATAAATATTCCCAACCTTGTACTGCAGAGGTAGGAGCTAATAAGGCATTTTGTCTTTCCTTATTTTGATCGCCAGTCCAAAAATTACCTGGTTTTCTTTCGTAGTCAAATCTACCTAATTTACGAATACCAAACCCAATTCTATAATCTGAAGGGAAATATTCAGTAACATCAACTACTTCCGGTACATCATAAATCCCAGCACCCTCAGGAGTTCTAATTAAATATTTTTTATCTGATGATTCATATGCTGATCTATAATCTCCAGCGCCATATACTGTAGCGTATTTAAAGAAATCATTATAGAATTCTTTAAAAATATTTTTCTTTTCCTTTTCTTGAGCCGTAGCAGGAATAGCTAGGAATAATGCAACGATTAATAAGAATATCCTCATATTAATATGTGTTTATGTTTGACTATAAATATGGAGAAATATCCTTAGATTCAACTATCCATCACAAGAAACACAATCAGCCATACGAGAACCTAAATCTCCTTTGATTACTGAGTCAGTTCTTAGATAATATAATGTTTTTACACCTAATTTCCAGGCTTCTATATGTACCTGATTAATCCATTTAGGTGAATCATTAGGATCAAATGATAAGTTAAGTGATTGAGTTTGATCAACATACCTTTGTCTTATGGCAGCTTGACGTACTAATTCTAATTGGTTTATTTCTGGAAATGTTAAAAATACCTCTTTTTCTTCAGGAGTTAAAATATCATCTGGTAAGTTTTGGGCTGATCCCCCATCTTGTAACATCTGATCCCACCATTTATTTTTATTTTCATTTTTAGATTCTAATAAAGCTTCTAATACTTTATTTTTTCTAATAAAAGTACCTTTAGCACCATTAAAAGTATAAACATTAGCAGGTAAAGGTTCAATACCAGCACTAATACCACCACAAATAACTGAATTTGATACAGTTGGAGCTATAGCTAATACATGTGTGTTTCTCATACCAGTACCTCTACACCAAATAGGTTCACCATATTCTTGAGCTAATTCCATTGATGCTTTTTCAGCTTTATTTCTAATATCAGAAAAAATATTATGTGTGTGTGCTGTTGAAGCTATAGAGTTAAATGGTAAATTTTTCTGTTGTAAAAACGAATGCCAACCCATTACTCCTAAACCTAGTGCCCTACCTTTTTTAGCATGATTATGTGTTCTAATAAGTGAATCTTTACCATTAGATTTATCAATAAATTCTTGCATTACACCATCTAAAAACCAAGTAGCTAATTCAACTGTATCTGTATTTTGCCATTCCTCATATTTAGCTAAATTTAAAGATGATAAACAACAAATAAATGAATGCCATTCATCTGTAAACAACGTAATTTCTGAGCATATGTTAGTCATTGATACATCTAAATTATTTAGTCTATATGCTATAGGATTATCTTTATTTACATTATCTTTATACATTATATAAGGTTCACCAGTTTCCATTCTAGATTTTAAAACTGTAGCCCAAGTACTTAATGCTTCGGGATCCCTTGATTCTAATTTACGCATAAAAGTATCTCCAACAACTACACATTGATGTAAATTTAAACATTGTCTATTTGGATCTCCTTTTGGTCTTCTAATTTGTAAAAATTCGTCTATATCTTCATGTTCAATATCTAAATTAACTGATGCAGCGCCCCTTCTAACATTACCTTGGTTAGTAGCTATAATAGTTGAATCATAAATTTTAGCCCATGGAACTACCCCCTCAGATTTACCATTACCAGCTATTTCAGTACCTCTAGGTCTAATTTTAGATAAACCAATTCCTACACCACCTCCTTTTGAAGTTAGTCTCATTAATTCAGCATTAGTTAAACCTATACCTCTAATAGAATCTGGTGTGTCTATTCCGTAACAAGAAATAGGTAAACCTCTATCAGTACCCATATTAGAAATTACAGGTGAAGCTAATCCAAGCCACCCATTCCACATTATTTTGAAAAATTTATTTTCTAATTCTGGTTTTTTAAGTCTAAAAGCTGCTGCCTTAGCAACTCTTCTATATGCTTTTCTTACATCTTCTCCGGGCAATAAATATCCTTTTGATATTGTAGCTAAAGATATTTCATCCATCCATTCTGGGAAATGTTTACCTGCTTCCCAATTACTATAATCTACTTGTAATGCGTTATTTTCCATATTAAAATAAATCTGCGGCATCCCAATTTTGAACACCTTTGCTATAATTTGTTACTCTATTTGCAAAAAAATCAGTATGTTGTTTTCCAGCTGATAGGCTATCAAACCAACTCATTCTTTGTACTGCTTCTTTATCTATACCATTAACTATTGGCTCATATCCTAAATCCCCCATTTTAGTATTTACTCTATGTTTTATAAATGATACTAAGTCATATTTAGAACAACCTTCTAAATCACCCATTTCATACACTTTATCTATAAAATCTAATTCAAGTTTTAAAGATAATCTAGCAGCTTCCTCTACTTGTTCTTTAAGTTCTGGGGTGTTTAATTCAGGATTTTCTTTTAGTAAAGTTCTAAATAACCAACATCCTGCATTAGAATGTAATGATTCATCTCTAATACTCCATTCTACTATTTGACCTACACCTTTAAGTTTATTTCTAAGTTTAAAAGATAATAAAACAGCAAATGAACTAAATAAATTAACTCCTTCAGTAAATGCAGAAAATATGGCTAATGATTTAGCTCTTTCATGCCAATCGGGGTTACCATCATGATCATCTCTTACATTCATTAAATTTTCTATTTTAGCCATTGTTGTTTCATCTTCTAAAAATTCAGCAAAATCATCTAATCCTAACTCCTCATTTAATAATGAATATGCCTCAGCATGAATAGTTTCAAAACAACCAAAAGTTACTGCCATAGCTATTACTTCAGGTTTTCTAAACCATTTTGTTACTAATGTAGACCAATAATCATTTACTACTGTTTCTGTTTGAGCAAACCCCTTTAAAATAGATCCTATAATATTTTTTTCTGTTTCTGTTAAATTTTGTTTCCAATCATTAACATCAGCCATCATAGGTACTTCCGTCCATAACCAATGAGCTTGTTGTTGTTTCATGTAAAAATCAAACGCTTCTGGGTATTCAAAAGGTTTGTAAACTATTCTTTCTTCAATAAGGGATTTTTTTGCCATAATATATTATTTAAATTCTTTTAATTTGTTCCATAACATTTGTTTATCATAAGAATCAACATCTGTATCAAACTTATTTGTTGTTGTTTTAGGGGCTAATTCAGTTTCTTCTGTGTCTTTGTAATCAAATACCTCAAAATGACCTGTTGACGTATCTGCATTAACAGAAAAAGTAAGACCATCCATACCATATCTATTTTTCATAATATGAAAACGACCAGTACCGTTAACCTTATCTTCTTTTTTTCGTGATAAAGACATAGCAAAATCAGATATCATCATTTTATCGTATGATCCTGCTGCTTTATCCCCTTCTATAATTTTATCTTGCGCTCCAGCTCTATTTACCTGGGAAACAGACCAAATAGGGACGTTAAGTTGTCTAGCTAATCCTTTTGCGCTGCTATAAATATCATCAATTTCATCTTTACGTTCACGAGTTTTCTTTCTTCCTGAAAGAAGGTCTACATAATCAATAATTACTAAATCTGCTTTGATCCCCATGTCTGCACATTTACCAAGATGTGATTCAATAGTTGACATTGTTGCCCTTCCTGTAGGAAATTCTTTGATAACTAATTCACCTGGTAGTTGAGGTATTGTTTCTTCTACCTTTTCTTTAAATGAATTAATTTTAGTAACTGGTATTTTAGTAAAGAAAGAATCATATCTTCTACCTACATAATCTTCACCCAATTCTAAAGTATAATGTACTACATTATATCCTAATCTAACAGCATAACCACCTAAAGCTACAAGAGACCATGATTTACCACCTCCAGGATTACCAAAAATAAGACCAAAATCTCCATTTCCCAATCCACCTTGTAATAATTCATTAATACGTTCCCAAGGTGTAGGTATAGTAATTCTTGAATTTTTTCTATATCTGTCTTCAATATTTTTATTATATTCATGACCTAAATTTTTATCTTGTCCAGCTTTTAAAGCATTATCTACAATAGTTCTTATACCATCAAAATCTCCCGCTTTAAGTAAATCAACTGAGGTCATTAATGCCTTTTTTAATTGTTGATTTTTACAAAAATTAGTAAATTCTTCACGTACATATTCTAAATCTTCATCTGAGGTAACGTAAGCTAATTTTAATTGCTCTTTAATAGATACTTGTAATACATCATTATCTACTTTTTGTAATTCAACTTTTAATACTTCTAATGAAGGTGTAGTATGATACTTATCATAGTACTTTAAAATTTCTTTAATTGCCCATTTTTGAGCTTGGTTTTCAAAATATTCATCAGATATAATATCATGAATATTGGTTAAAAACTCTTTATGTGTTAATAAAGAAGATAAAACCTTTATTTGAAAATCAGAACCATATTGATTTATACTATTAAGCGTCAAATTTATAACCTTTAAATTGTGTAAATATATCTTTTAACCAAATCTCTAAATTTCTAATCATTCCTCCTAATTTATCTTCATTATATAATTGAACAAATATTTCACTATTTAAATCAGGTAAATCTGATTCCGTCAATTTGTCTAAATATTCTATTTCATTATTATCAATCATTGGAGCTGATAAATCCATAACCTTATAACTTGTTTCCAACCTATTTCTATCTTGTATTATCCTAGAATATACAACATGATCTTTAAATTTCCTAGCAGATATATCAAAAATGTCTTCTAATGTTAAATTGTGAGTTTTTAATTCAGGAAATTTTTTAAATATTCCTTTTACTCCCAAACCCTTTACCCCTGGAATTTTATCTGAATTATCTCCTAATAATGTTTTATATAATATAAAATTATGAGATAATACACCGAATTTTTCCTTAACTGTATCTGAATTATAGTATTCTTTTTCCATTGGTCTGTATAAAATAATTTTATCAGATACTAATTGTACAAAATCTTTATCACTAGAAACTATAAAACAAGTTGAATTATATTTTTCTACTAATTGTTTAGATAACACGGCTATAACATCATCTGCTTCCACTTTATCAAATGCTATAGTTTTTATGGGTAATAACTTTAAATATTGAATTAAACGTACTATTTGGTCAACTTTTGAATCATGTTCTTCCTCTAAATTATCAAATGCATCCCAATTAGTAATTCTTTGTAAATTTCTATCTTGTTTGTACTCGGGGAGCAGGTTCTTGCGGTTGGTAGATGAACCCGCTCCATCGAATACTACATAAACAGAGGTTGGTTGAGTTTGTTTAATTAAAGCACCTAAAGAACGTAAAAATCCACCTAGTCCTCCTATATGAACACCATCAGGATTTACCATATTTAACATTGCAAAATTTCTAAAAAATAAATTTAAACCATCTATTATTAGAACTTTATCATGTCTTTTTAATTGTGGTTCCTCCCCGTTCTCCTGAACTGAGTCCAGCAGATTAAATAGTTCTTTATGCTTCATTGTTATTATTCTGGTTCCTTCTCAAATTGAGAAATATCTCTTACTTCTTCATTTTCCTCTACAACATCAAAATCCATACCCCCTAATATTTTAGACCATTCAGCTGCATGATTAGATTTATATTCTTTTAAATCCTTATCACTATCTAAAATAAAACCATGAGGTGTCATTACAATTCTACCTCTAGTTGTAACTCCATTAATATGGTTTTTATCAATTTGTATATTAGCTCTTTTAGCAAATTCTACCTGCTTACCATCTTTAATTGCTTTAATTTTAGATGTTCCAGCAGACATAATATTACCAAATGTAACTACGAATGTTGAATCAAACCACATTGCATAACCACCCTTATTCATTAATTTAGGTTTACCCATAGGTGATTCTGGTTTTAATGTCCAAACTTTATTAACACAAACTAATGTATTAGTATAAGGTGAAGATTCTTTTCTTGATAATGTAATTCTTTGATTAACATTATTTCCAAATTGAGTTGACATAGCACCTGCATTCCATTCATTATTATTTTTATTTGATTTAAGTGACATTTCACAAGGCACTGATCCTATACTATCCCATAAGAATAATAAATCATAAGGTAAATTACCTTTTTTCTGTTCATCCATTAAATCTAAAATAAATCCAGCTACGTCTTCTATTGAATTAATAGTTTCTCTATCTATATAAATAAAGTTACCATCATATCCTACAATTTCACCTGTTTCTGGGTGTTTTTCAACTTTGATATCTAGCCCCATTTGAATTGCATGTTCCCAATTCCATTTCATCTCAGTAATGATAAAAACGGGCAGTATATTTCTCTTTTGAGCTGATACTGCCGCTTCAATCATTGCAGTTGTTTTACCTGTGTCTGAATGACCTCTAAGTAAAACAATATGACCCATAGGAATACCAGGGATCGAAGTAACTTCTTGAAATGCAGATGAAAGAGGAATCCATTGTTGTTCCTTAAATTTAATATTTTTATCTAATCCTTTTTTATTTTTAAAATTAGATAAATCAAATTTACTCCTTAACTCAGCTGATACAGCTGCTGTTAATGATTCTTTCTTTCTTGCCATTAATTAAATAAATTATCAAATTCGTCTTTTTTCGTTTGTTTTGCCTGTGAAGTGTCTAAACTAAATTTAGATTTAGCCTCTTCTTTTTCCCAAGGTAAATCCTTAGGATCGTTATCAAAATCAGTAGGTGATTCAGAAATAATATCACCTTCTTCATGTGAATCCTCTGGTGCTAACCATTTTTCCAATGCTGATTTCATTTCATCAAACGTATAACGCTTAAATAATTCTTTAGGATTTGGTTGTTCTTTTAACCATCCCTCTACTTGTTTGCTATCCTCACTAAGTGGAGTTGTTTTTAACCTTACTCTAACTGAAGATCTGTTATAAGGAGTACCAGTAACTTCAGGACCTACTGTTTCTACAGTTAAATCTCTACCTGATGCTACATCAGTGTAGTCTCCAATTTCTTCATCAACAGCTAAAGCTAATAATTCTTCATATACTGTTTTACCAAATTGCCATAATCTAACCCCTTTATCTTCTTCACCTCTAACTACTACAGGAACGAAAACTCGGTTTTTAGCATCTAGCTTTTTAGCAAGTACATAATTTTCCTTATTATACTCTTCTCTTAATTTTTGAGCAAATAATTGAATAGGGTCTTTTTCACCAAAATTTAAAGGTGAAATCATAACCTTATTTGTAATACCATAATAGAACTTAAGTTCTGTAAATGGGTTTTTAGGATCAAATGCACTAGGCACGATTCTAACTTGTTGTTTACCTACAGTTGGTCTCCAGAATATTTTAGTATAATCTGTTTTTTGTCCACCTGTGGTTTGTTTTTGTTGGAGGTTATCCAACTTCTGTTTAAGTAATGATAAATCCATAATTATAACTTTTTTTATGTAACATTAATATACGCACAATAATTCAAGGAGCCAAATTATTTTTAAATAACTACAACTCCTTTTTTTTCTACAACCTCTAAAGCACACTTTTGTGCAAAAGCAATACTTTCGATAACATTTTTACTAGTTAAATAGCTAAAAACAAAGGCAGCAAAAAAAGTATCTCCCGCCCCTGATAAGTCAGAAACTTCTGCCTTTCTTTGAGGTGGAATAATTGTATCATTATATTTAACCCCATTTTCACCCAATGTAACTAATAAATTTCCTTTATAATTTTTTAAATATTTTTGATTTTTATCAAATTCAAACTCATTTATTTTTATAAATGTAGTTTCATTTATCCATTTATCAAATATTTTTTTAGAGTCAATAAAAGATAAAGGATATTTATCAATAAGATATTGAATAATCCTTTCTGTTAAAAAACCTTTATTATAATCACTAATTACAACAGCATCATAGTCTCCTAATCTAGTGATAACATCATTTTTTACCCTTTTACAACTATCATCCTCATCTACTCTTAATAACATTTGGTTAGTTTTAATATCAACTAATCTTGTTTTTGTAATTTCATCTTCATTAGTAACCAAATCTATATCCCAATTTTTAGCTAAACTTGCTAAATTATTAAAAACATTTTTAGCCATTCCTCCATTTGATTTTTGTTCAATAGGATTAAATACAGGTACAGGAGCTTCAGGGCAAATTCTATTACATTCACCGTAAACAAATTTATCTATACAACTATCTCCTATAACTAATACTTTCATTTTAAAATATTTGAGGTTGAATAATTACCTATACGATCAAAATATACAATTTTTTTAGCATATTGACCACCTACTATTTCCTTACCTTTCCAATCACTTCCTACAACTAAAATATCAGGTTGTTCTTTTTGAACTAGCCATTCTAAGTGGTCTTTAGAATCAAAAACATAAATTTGATCTATAGCTTTTAAACTTTCTAAAGCATAATGTCTATCTTCTAGGTTATTATAAGGTCTATCTGGTCCCTTATCTTGAGCTACTTTTTCATCAGAATCAATTCCAACAACAAGATAATCACCTAATGATTTAGCATAATTGAATAATTCAAAATGTCCTCTGTGGAGAATATCAAAACAACCATTTACCCAAATTTTCATAACCTAATTATACTTCTATAATCTTATGTATTTTTGTATTTAACTGATTTAGATCATTGTGTTGAGTCAGTAAAATACAATTTCTATAGTGTTGCCAATCTACTTGATAACTAGTATCAACAACACCACCATTTAATTTCTTAATTAATTCGTTTAAAGCGTTTATTGTATATAAAGTATTCGATTCTTTTTTTCTATGTACTAGGATTGTATTATCAGGAATTGTATGAACATTAGCCTGTTCAACATTGTAAGTAACTACATACTCATCTTTACCTACAATTTCTAAAACAAATAATTTATTGTAAATAATAGTGTATTTAGATTTTATATCCTCAATTAACCCATCAAGGCCATTTAAATCAGTAAAAGTACAAAATAATTTATTATTCAAATCTCCTAAAATTTTGATGTCACTAATAACATCATAACTCGGATTATACGTATTGTAATTATCTGTTAAAATTGTAGTCATAACCTTCACTTTCCTTTATGTTAAGATCGTATTTTTTAAATACTTCTCTAACTTTATCTATGACCGAAGCTTCTTCTTCGGCAAAATCAAATAAGAATGAATCATACGTATATAATACTAAACGCGTCTTCTTACCCTTCAGTATACTAAAAATATCCCACAAAGCCAAAACATTTTGAGATGTTTCCATATTTTGTAAAACATAATTAAATAACTTTTGCGGATTCATATTATCCAATTTATTTTTTTCTAATTTAAAACTTGAAATCGGACACTCAATATACCCCTCATTATTAAATATATCCCAAGTATTTTTTACAAACTTTTCTATCCTACTAAAAAATTCCAGGTCTTTGTAATTATCGAAAACTCCTCCGTATAGTTGTTTAAATGTCAATTCCTTAGCTTTTTGATAATCTACTTTATATAATGATGCAAAGTGACTATGTATATCACTTGTTGGAAATTTATACCCAACTAATTTAGCCGCTAAAGTAGGATGATAAGCACTAATATCAATTTCTATAAATTTATCATTACGCGGTATAAAACTTTCTCTACAACCATTATCTTTATTTAAAGCCGCATAATTAACACCTTTAAATTTATTTGATGGTCTTGTAGTTAACGTTTTTAAATTGTACTGTGTGTAAACTCGCTCACTATTAATGGAATGGAAATATCCTTCGAATCTAGGTACGTGTACTCGAATTCCACTTCGCTCGATAGCGTTGAATACCACTGATACTCTATTGTTAAAGAATTCATCATAATCTGTTTTTGTTTTATCTATATTATCTTTTAAATCATTAAATATTTGCTCACACAATTCATAATGTTTTACAACTGGTATTGATTTATTATCAACTCCTCTATTATAAAATATATCATGTGATTTTGTTGATGGTCGTATATACGTAGTAGGGGGTGTGTTTATGTCATAAAGAGTTTTTAGAGGAAAATAATGTAATATTTCCTTTTTATCCCTACAATATAATACTTTAAACTTTTTTAATATTGCGTCTATATGCGTTTTATCATTGTTAAATGTTTCGCTATGGTCAATACTTAATATAAAGCCTTTACTTGATTGTATTGGTTTAATATACACCAAAGACACGCTATTTTGCGTTGGGTGTTCGGCATGATCTGTTGGTATAACTTCAATAAATGCCTCGTTATAACCGCTATTGTAAAATTGTGTTAATTGATCTAAATCTTCTATAAGCCAATACATGACTTATAATATACAAAATTATTTAATATCCTCCACTAGTTCTATAACTCCTTCTTACACTTCTATTGCTTGCTTGTCTTATTTGGATATTATCTTTAATTGGTATTAAAAAATCATGTGGTCTACTAATGTGTTCAGCTCCAACCATAGGCCCTTTATCAGGATGTATATGATATAATCCTTTATAAGGTTTCCCTGTTTTTTCTATTTTATATTCTGTTCCATCAGTTTCTAAATTATTTAAAATTTCTCCACTTGTATACTTAAAGTATTGGTCAAATTTTTTGTTAAAATAAGATTTAAATCCTCTTATACCCGCGTTGTCTTCTAAATAAGATACAGCTGCTTTATTTTCGTTAAATACTTTACTTCTATCTCCTCTTATTACCCAAGTAAGTCTAAATGGAGTATATAGTTGAAAACTTACATTTGGTTGTTTTTCAACGTATTGTCTAAATTGTGTTTGATCAATTTCTATATATTTAAGCTCATTTGTTTTACTTAAAAAATAACGTTGGTATTCTCCATTTTCATATTGTTCTTTAGTAGGAGTAACTATAATTTCTTTTGGTGGAGAAGGTGGTTTTGAACCTAAATTTAATTTTGTTCTTTCAGTATATACATTAGGTAGAATATAGAATGAAGTATCTTTACTTAAAGATCCTTGATTACCTAGCTCTGGATCATCTTTCTCTCGTGTTGATTCACTATTTATTCTTATTAATTTTCTATTTGGCTTATCATTTGGGTTTTTACCTGTATAAAAAGTACCATCAAATAAAGAGTAATAATTACCAATATAGTTTTCTCCACTTGCGACAATCATATATTCACCTCCTCCGGTGTATAAATTTGTTTGTATTTGTGATGGTGGATAGTACATAATTTATTTTTTAAAATCCAATACCAGAACTTACTGGGGGTTTATATGCGTCATAATAGTTACATCCTACTTCTAATAGCATTGTTATTAATTTTTTAGATGGAAAAATATCACTTTTATCGGCTCTAAATGTATTATGGGTGAATACTCCAGTTCCTGGGGAAGGGTAAACAGTTGATTGGTTAGGGAATAGTACTGGGAACCATTCATTAGCTATAAAATTACACCAACTACCACCACCAACAATTCCTTGTCTAAGTTCTCTTCTAAATTGAGCCGCTTTATTTGCTAGAAGATTATTTGTAAATGTTGAAGTCCATTCATAAACCGCTTTATTATTCCTACCTTCTACACTTAAACAAGGTCTACCTAAGTAAGTAAAAACTTTAATTGGATAATGGTTAGTTATTACAGAAATAAGAATCTCTCTTAATAAACTAATTTGAGCATCAGTATACTCTTCAAAATAATCAAAACCTCTATAATTTCTCATTGGTTGGAATTTTAAAGAACCAAAAACTTGTGTAGAAACACCCGCTAAATCAGTATTAGCTACTAATTTATAAGGTACGGATACTCTATCAGCTGGTATTATTTTTCCAGTAGAATTTATATATTCTCCATTGTTATTTTTAGTTAACCACCCAGAACTACATAATTCAACACTAATTTGGTTTTTAGCCCCTTGACGACCAATACCTGCGTTTGATGCCCAGTATTTGTAATCCATTACTTTAACACCATTTCCTTCTCTATCAACTATCCAATGAGTACTCACTCCTGCTTTTGGGTTTGGTGGTCGGGAATCTTCATTTCTCCAATATCTCATTATTCCTTCAACTTCGGCCTTACTACTTTTATCTATATTATCAGTAGCTGTATGATGTAAAACAATTTGTGTTTTATTAGTTTCTGTATAGAAGTAAACTAAACCTGAAGGGGAATATTCGTTTACTGTTGAGATATTAGGATTATGTGGACCTCTAACACTATCAACTGTTCGAAGTCTTTCAGGTGGGTTAGCATTACTTTTTACTGTTCTTTTAGATGGTCTTGGTAGTCCACCTTCTAATATTTTAAATTTATCACTTGTTGCTTTTGTTGAAGAAGGAATGGATAAACATTCATAATCAGTAGTCCAATTATTTTCTCCAATTTTATGGTTTACTTTAGTTGTTATAAAACTTAAAGAATTAGGATAATTAGCAGGTAAAAATCTTTGATCTATATTTAATTTATTATATATTTTTACTCCAGCTAATCCTTCAACTGTCATTTGGAATTGTAAAGGTATAAACCCGTTAGTCATTGTAACTACTCCTTCATCTTGATATTGTTTTTTATCTACTTTTTCTTTAAAACTTTTGTATAAAGATTTACCTAATTTAATAAAATCCTTATTTTGTTTATACCATTGAGCATCTCTAATCTCTACAACTTCATTTGTTAAACCTGAGCCTATAGCGCTATTTTTTTCAACATAATTTAATCTTTGTCCTCCAAAAGCCGTAGCTAAATAGCTAATATAATCACTAGCAACTTCTCCAGTTTTATCATTAAATTCCCTACCATCTGCTGCAGTACCCGATTCTACTAAATCATATAAACTTATAATATACCCTCGAAGTCCCGCACTTTTGTCCCATATATAAGCTTTAATACCCTGAGATCTTTGAGAAGAATCAAACTCTCTTTTATATTTATCTGGTAGGTTACTATAACTTAAAATGTTTTGATATTGTAATTTTATTTCATAAAAATTACCAAAAGATCCTAAGGGTTTATTTTCAATTTTTACTCCTCCTCCATTATTAAATGAAATTACTTGAGAATATCCATTTCTTTTTATTTTTCCTTTTTGTATCCATTCATCTCTAATTTCATTTTCCCTTTTTATTAATTCTTGAGTTATATTTATTTGTGGTGGGGTAGTTTCTTCAAATTCTTCCTGGAATCTATTTATTAGTCCTTTATTCCAATTGCTTAAAGGTAAAGCACTAACCCCCTTAGTTGATGAATTAGTAGCAGCGGCCCCAATAGAAATTATATTTTGTAAATCAGGAGTAATTTTAGTTATAAAATTAAAATCTTTAACAAAGTTAGATGCTCCAGTAGTTGGGTTATAACCTATTAATTCAAATTCTGCTAGTCTTGGTGCTTCTTCCTCTACTTTAGGTTTTACTGCCTCTAACATTCCAGCATATCCCCTAGGGAGATTTTGTTCTATAAAATTAACATAAATATTATCTTTAATTGATGGTTCTAAATTAGTTATACCACACATTGCTCTATTTATACCATTACAAATATTTTGTAAAAAAGTAAATACTGAAATTGATCCATCTACATTTTGATTTGATTCTAATTCATCAATTAAAAATTGAATATTTAAATATAAATTCATTAATTGCCCAACTACAATTGTGCCCCCCGCATTACTATTATTATTTGTTTCCAATGAAAATTCTTTATTAACAAAATTTTCTATTTTAAATGGTCCATTAGTTCCAAAGAAATATCGTAATGTGGTATAATCTTGAAAGTCAGGATCTGATAAATCATATTCAGTACTACCTTCGGGGTTTAGTTTTTCTTTAACTTCATCTGTTAAAATTGGTTTAAATACACAAATAGTAGGATCTATTGGGATAAAATTAGGTTCATAATTACATATAATTTGATTATTTTCTTCAAATATTAATTCAGGTGCTGGAACGGATGATTCCGGATCGCTAATAAATTTATTAACTCTATTAAAAAAATCAGTTAAAAATTTACCAAATCTTATATAATTTTTACCTCGTAATGACTGGAGAGTCTGTTCAAATGCATCAGAAAATTCTTTTTTTATAAATTGGTCAGCTAAAGTTATATTACCGAATGTCTCCTTAATACTTGATACTATTTTTTTAGTTGGGACAAACTGATCAAAACTTACATAGTCTTTACTATTTTCTTTTAATTCATCAAAATTAATAATTGTATTTACTAGATATTTAGATATAGCATCGGCTCCTAAATTAGGTAATTTAACATTCGAATCTTCCTCACCTATTGTTTTTATTTCTTCTTCCGCATCACTACGTCTTACTCTCTCTGTTAGTTCTCCATCTAAACCTGGCTCAATATTTACAGCTTCGGAAACTCCAAATACTCTATTTTCAATATATAATTTTTCTCTTAGTGCTCTTAAACCAATTTTTGAAGATGAACCTGGAGGATTAGCGGCTAAAGAAGTAATAACACTACCTAAAGTTATTAAATTAATAGTAATATCATAAGATAAATCTGGGTTTAGCTTCCATTCAAAGTTTGTAACTTTACCTAAAAATCCATCATAATTACCTTTATAACGAGATCTATAATTCTCAATAATACTAATTACATCTCTTGGTGTTTTACCTTTTTCTTGTTCAAACCAAATATCATCAATTATTGTAGTACCTGTATTTTGGATATCTATTGTGGGAGGACTAGTACTTTCATCAATATTATTTACATACTTGTCCCAGCCATACTCTAACATCATAATATAACCTAATCTTAGATATAAGGTTTCGATTATGCTAAATTGAAATTTATTAAATGCTTTTAAAGTTACTGTTGCTTTTTTTATAGAACCTCTATTTACACAATCTACACTAACATCAATTATACCTGGGATAGGTTGTAAACCTTGATCTTTAAATCCCATACCTCCATAAAGTGAATTAAAGGAATTAAATAAAGATTTATTTTTAATTACCCCACTCCTGGTTTTGTAAGTACCATCCTCATTTAATGATTGAAATGTATTAAAAAGTATAAAATTTTGAGCTAAATTTTTACCTAAAAATCTATCAATATCAGCATCTGTAAATGTGCTAGGATTAGTTTCTGTTGGTGAACCAGTACCAACATAACCATCACTAATTAAAATATCTTTGATTTTTTGTCTTGCTTTTGAGTCAATACCAATTCCAGAAGCTAATTTTACCCATGCATTTCGAGTGTTTAAATAGTTTAAAACTTTATTACTTCTTTTAGTAGTATTATTAAATCTATCAGTACCTGATCCTTGTAATTTTTGTCTAAAATTAATTTGATCAGCTACATAATCTAATACTTCTTCCCCTACTATATTTCCTGTCATAACTAAATTGCATTGAATTTATTAAATTGGCTTACTACAGCCCCAATATTCATTGGTATTCTTATTTGTACTCCTAAAGGTGGAAACATTGACATTTGGTTTAATTGAGG